CCCATCACTTTAGCTCGTTGCTCCATTACGGTTAGTATTTGTATTTTTCTTGCAAACGGTTTGTTTACACGTTTGACCTTTGCAACAGTTGCTCTTGCATCTGCTGGTGTCGCAAATTTTATACGGACAGTATCTCTAGGATTCTCGTCCGTATAAAGTCTTCTACCCGACCCTTTAGGCTTTTTACCTGTGCCTTTTTTAGGGTCAGCCATTATTTTTTCTTTTTCATTTTGGCTTTTTTCTTTTTAGCCATAACAAATTTTTTAAGTTGTGGAGGGATCTTTCCACCTTTTTTCATGGCAACATTTCTTTTCATCATCATGCCGCCTCCCATGGCTTTTTTTCTACCGCCCATTTTATCTTCAACGGAAGCGTCTTCTCTTTTTTGTGCTAATGTTTTAAATGGCATATTTTCTCCTTTAACATTTCCATCTTCTGCGAGCCTGTCTT